TAATAATATCTTCGATCGCAGCATCGCACTCTGGTTGAGATGCAATATCACGATACTTAAAAATTAAATCAACTTCATTCTTGGCCTTATCACCATCTAAATCAAGATACGCACCAAAGTGACCACCAGTAGTAATAACACCGCTGCCGTCTTCGTCCGTATTAGGTACAAATGAAGGCCTGATAGGTTCTTCATTACCTTTTCTTTTTATTTCAAAACCAAAAAAATCTGCCATATTTTATTTCCTCAAATAATATCAGGAGGGGAACTAAATCCCCTCCATCTATTACTATTTATACATCAAATTAAGATGTAGTATCAGACTCCCAATATTGAACCTGTAGTTCAACAGTAAACTCCTCAATTGCATTCTCACTATCATAAGAAAGTTCGATTGCACTTAGATTTGTTGGGAAAGTTCCACGGATATCATACTTCTTAGTGACTTCTCCAGCTTTATTTAATTGTTCTACAATCATGTCAGCCTGATAATCAGTAGGATTAGATAGTCCAGTGTTTTCGTTATGGTTATTGATACCATTCATCCATCTTTCAAATGCGCCACGAACCGTAAAGTCAACATCATTAATAATGGTTATTGACCATGGCTCAAAGGTTCTATCACCTGCAATCTGTAACTGTCTACCACGGAAAGGTACCATGATAGGTGAAATTACAGATGCTGGCATCTGAGCACCTTTACATAAGAAAGAAGTTAGTTCAACATCGCCTTGAGCATAACTTGGAAAGTTACAAGTAACTTTGAACATGTTAGCACGTGCGCCACCGCCAACCAATTTTGATTTAAAATCGTCTACGCCTAAAATTGCCATTTTCTATTCTCCCTTATACGCCAGAGATTTCAGAGAAATCTACGCCGGTTCTTGTTGCCACAAAGTTAAGAGTGATGAAGTTAATAGACCTTGAAGGCTTGATAAAAATATCAGCCACAAAACTATTAGCATCAATTACTTGACCTGTGTTGTTAGTTTCATCACATACAACTGTAAAGTCTGTTACACCCCTACGACCTTTTACATCACGTAGGAATGGCTCAATTAAGTTTCTGAATTGTGCACGAGTAAACTCGTCATTGAATTCAAATAACTGTGCTTCAGCAGCTGTTGAAATTGCTTTTTCTAATACAATAAATAATCTTCTTACATTGATTCTATCGAAAGCAGATGGTCTCTTAAGCAAAGTTTTATCACCGAATAGAACCGTACCTTGACCAGGTAAAGATACTATTGGGTTAATTCTACCTTTATAAAGAGTGTCTCTATCAGCCTTAGTAGGGTTAAATGCCAACTTAGTGATACCAAGTAATTGACCTCTGTTCACACCAGCAGGTGAGAACCAAGCATCAGCTACATTATCAGTATTAGCACATAAACCTGCCTGATGTCCTGCAGCACCAATCCAACGATATACATCGTTATACTTATCGTATACATAAACCGCAGTAGAATCTACAGCAGCGTATGAAGATGATGTTATAGCAGCACCAGCCGCATTCACCCATGCATTAACAGTAGTTGCTGGATCAGCAGCATCTCTGGAATCTTCAATAGGTGGTGAGATAAATGCCATACAATCTTTTCTATTTTTAGCAATTGTGATTAATTTTTCAGCAATTACTTTACTATTATCAGCATCTGGATATGCAAAAAGTAAATTTACATCTACTGTTTCTGCATCTGCAAATAATTCCAAACCAACCTGGATCTCGCCAGGTGTTACGTTTTGGTTATCATCTGTTCCGCCAGATAGCGAGTTAGTAATAGCAGCGGTTACGGTAGTGTATGTAGTAGTGCCAGAAACAGCATTTCCTGCATCAGTTAAACCCGTAGGTGCTGCCAAAAATCTAATATATTCAGATCTTGCATTAATTACATCTGCGTAGTAGTTAGAACTACCATCAGATGATTTTGCATCTGAACCCTGTGATAAGAATTCAAATGTTTCTAGGATTGTGCCCTCTTTACCGGACCACGCCCCGTCTTGGTCGATTACGACTATGTGAAGTTCATCTGCAGCATTAGTTTTACCTAAATCCTCAGCGAAGTCAGAAGTGTCAGGAGCGGCACTAAATTCACCTGCATAGGCCCAACCAGTAAATGCCGTAGCATTTGCAGGACAGACTGATACCTGTAAACTATTGCCTAAATCACCTGGGTATTTTGCTACCCAAGCCCCTTCACTTGTACTTCCTAAGTTGAGTGCTTCATAATCAGTTTCATTTCCCACAAAGAGTCCACCACCAGCTACTGTAGCATTATCATGCCCAGACTTAGCTCGAACTACTTTGAGAGCGCCACCATACTTCAAAAATGATGCCGCTGTGAGGAAATGTTTATAAGTATAGGTATCGGGTGTTCCGAATGTAGCTGCTAGTTCTTTCTCCGAAGTTACAGTTACAATCTCACCAACCGGTCCCCAATTAAATGACCCAGCCGTTCCGCCAATAGAACTTGCTACCGCAGGTACTACACCTGTTGCATCAATTTCTTTTACCTGAACTCCTGGTGATACTTGAAATGCCATCGCTTTATCCTCTCATTGAGTTAGTTAATATGTTGTTCATAATACGAATTTTCACTACTATTATTTATAAATAACCAAAACCTAACGAAGTAACTTGTCAAAGGCATCACCTTCAAACCATAAGTTATCATCACCAAGCATCTTCTCGCCCTTAGGAGTTTCCTCTGTATCAGGTATAAAACCAAAAGGCAACATATCGTCTTGTATTGCCGCTAGTCGTTCTCTATACAACATATCTTTCATATTAATATCCGAAATACCTTCGAATATATCAGTAGTAACGAACCATGCAAACATTACTAAATTCATCATTAAATCATCATGGTTAGGTGCAATAGCACAATAAGAATTACCTTTACTTACAAAAGTACTCATTTCTACTATGGTATTAGCATCTTTAATTAAAATCTTTTTCTGTTCTATTAAATCTTTTACAGTAGAACAACCAATTCTTTTTACTCTACGTGTCATAGTTGCACCTAGAGCATTAGCTTTAATACTAGACTCTACAAACATATTTTCGTATTCTAAGTCATAATATAGACCATTACACACTACAGCTCCTTGGTCATTACTTTCTATAATTACATATGCTTTATTATAATGGTTGGCATATTTATAAATTATATCAGGTAATAACATTGGTGATATATTATTATCTCTAAAAGTGCACACCTGTTCAAATGGTCTGGTAGTAATATCTATAATATTAAAGGTTGAATAATCCTGTCCCCTACCTTTGGCAACGTCCACAGTCATTACATAATCGTGTTCCTGCTTTGGTAAATCATATATGTATATATTCTCTTTATATTCTATCGGATCCAATGATTTTTGTGCAAGTAAATGATTAGCTTCTATAAGTGTATTACCCCGTCCATGGAATGTATTACCGAATTCTTGCTCAAACTGTAGTTCAGAAGTATTTGATACAGTTTCTTTTTTCCATTTTTCATCACGTCCTGGCACGTCCCACCAGTCAACACGAAAGGGTTTATACTCATTAGTTCCCTGCGAAGCACCTTCCCATATCTTATGATATACGTTACCAATACCATTAGCAGTAGAAGTAATAATAACCTTAGTATCTTTACCAGAAGATACAACAGGATATGTAGATGTATAAAACTGTGCGTCATTCTCTACGAATGCAAACTCATCAAGAAACAGTAGATTAATAGATAGACCACGAATAGATGAACCAGATGTAGCAGCTGCCATAATCTTAGAATTATTTGAAAACTCGATCGACCCCTTGTTTAATGCTTTACAACCTGGTTGTAAAAAGAATGGTAGATTTTCTAGTGCAAGTGTTACTCTTGCCAACATTTCACGGGCAGTTGCGCCCTTATTAGCTAAGATAGCAATATTCTTTTCTGGGTGAAAACATGCATACCAAAGTAGATATACAACAGATGAAATAGATTTACCAGACTGTCGACATGCTAAAACAATACTAAATCTACTATCATTAAAGTGATGAAACATCTTTTCTTGATATGGATATAAGTTAAATGGCACAAGACCTTCATCTAAAGAAATGACTTTAATATAAGTACGTGCGAAGTACGCAGAATCCTTCATGCATTTAGCATACTCCTGTACTTCTTCTTTAGTAAATTCTGTTTCTACGCCGTCTCTTTTAACAGAAGGATTGCCTAGATAACCAAATTCGCTATTCTTTATCCTCTGCATGTTCTATAATCTTCTCATTATCTTGTGCTAGTAGCCTTTGGAGATCGGTTGTAGAACCAACAAACACATTATTATTAGTAATACGTTTCTGTTCTTCCGACTTTTCGTCCTTATTTAGTTCTTTCTTACTTTTCTGTAAGGTCATAAGTTTTTCGGTAGTATCTCCTAAATTCTTAATAGTAGTAGATAGTACTTCAAAGGCCCTGGGGTGTTCAGACTCTCTCGCCAACTCAGCAAGAACATCGAGAGAACCCACTCCAGTTTTAATTAAATTTTTATATGTTTCTCGCGAGAATTCATAATCATCTTTTATGTCTTTATCTATCTTTAATGGTCTGTCTTTAGCGACAGTAGGTAGATTTTTCTCCAGAGAGGCTTTTAATTTATCTTTTTTGTCCATAATTATATCCATAACAATTAAGTAATTGTAGTTGTAACTGTATAGTTATCATCCTCATCTGCACTTGATGGATCAATAGATAGTTGTATATTTTCTAATATTTCTGAACCACCAGTATCACCATTAAGGTCAATATTAATGCCTCTAATAACACCTTGGTTACCAGTAGGGCCAAAGAATTTCATTTTCATTGTAAAGTCTAATTGATATATAAGAGCTCTTCTTGTAAGAAAATCACCTTCATAGTCATCACTAATAGTAACACCAGTTAATATAATTGGAACATCTTGATTATAATTAAAACCACTTACAGGTAAAATGGAAACTGTGTATTCTGGCTGAAAATACGGTAATATCTGTTCTACTACTTGTAATCCATCATCTTGATTCTTTGCCATAACATATAATGACATATTAATATTATAAGCAACTTGATGTTTTATTGTCTTCTTTTTATTTACATCAGACGCATGAGATTCTGTAATTGTATTACGTTTAGATAATTTTTGAGTAGAATCCAATTCTAATGATGTAATTTC